TAATACAATTGTTCTAGGCGATAGCAATATCACAGCTCTCAAATGTAATGTCCAAACAATTTCTGCTCTTTCTGACCAACGAGATAAAACGGCTATCGAAGACTTAGACGTTGGCTTGGACTTCATCAAGAAGATGCGACCAGTTAAGTTTACTTGGAATAGGCGAGATGGAACTTTCCTTAATCGGAAAGACGTAGGTTTCATTGCCCAAGAATTGCACGAAGTAGAAATGGATTTCAACACGACTGACCGAACACGAATGGTCAACTTTGAAAATCCATCCAAGCTGACGGCATCGCCAATGCAATCCTACCCAATATTAATTAAGGCTATACAGGAGTTATCAGCGAAAGTTGACAGCCTACAAGCCGAAGTCACTAAACTGAAAAATGGAGGTTAAATAGATGGCTGTAAATGAAATAGATAGAGATTATCTGCAACTGTTGCATCACTGCGACACAATGGAGAATATCCAAAAAGGCATGAAGATGGCTGAAAGTACTGACGCTGAGAAAAAGTCACACGTTGGTAATATCGTAATGCTGCTTGAAACAGAAATTCTTGATGACAAGTGGACAACCAATAACAAAGATTTAACAAGAATTAACGATGCAATCACAGCTGGTCGTACATACTGGAAGAGTTAAGCTAGTTAAATATGGAACAATCTCTTCAACCAGAACTCAAAGTCCAAATGGAATTAGCTCAACATGAGAAGGAATGTGCTATCAGATACGAAATGGTAAATAAAACACTTGAACAGTTAGATAGAAGACTATGGAGACTTGAGGCAATTGTTATTGTCTCTAACCTAGCCGTTCTTGGTCTCGTAATTAGCTTGGTTTTAAAATGATCTATGGAAGGCATACTTCAATACTGGGAACAACTAATATTTTTCCTTGGAGCTTTAGTTGTTGCAGTAAAACTTCATACCGAAGTTACAACTCTTAGAAAAGATGTTGATAAGCTAAACCACGAATGTGAACAGGCTAACAAAAAAATCAACGATAACTTTGTGAGTTCCGTAAGAACTGAAAGCTCTGTTAAAGAGGCAGAAAAGAAAATCCAATCACTATTTGAGTTATATAATAAACATGGCAATAGATGACAATCAAAACGTAGTAGTAAATAGATACATACGTTCACAGATCCCAATCTTGGAAGAGGGTTTAGGAGTTTACCTTCAAAACGAATTACAACGAATAGAAAGATCAATTCAACAGCTGACAAACGCATCTATTCAAGTTGCCGAGAAAGCTCCGGATAGCCCAATCAAGGGTATGGTGAGATACGCAATTTCACCTTGGAATCCCCTAAGTAATGGCTTCTCAGGGTTAGTTGTCTACAATGGTACGGCTTGGGTAGCTGTATAAAAATTTAAATCAAAACAAATAATTAAGAGGATAATTAATAATGAGAAATCTATTAATAGGATTACTTTTGTTATTCCCTTTATCTTCAGCTCAAGCTGATTTTCTAGGGTTCGATAGTAAGTTAAATGGAGAGTATAATATTGACACAAACAAATCGAGTGTGTCTGGTGAAATTGGTAAAACTATAGGGGTGTATGGTTTTTCAATTACTAGTGACATCGATTTTGACCTAATCAACTTTACTTACGAAGGAATAGATATCAAGACACAATACTCTCTTGGTACTTCCACTTCTATGGAAGTTTATCTCAAATCTGGGTTGGATACAAACTGGACAAGGGAAGATGTTGTTGTTGGTCTAGAAGTCAAATTTTAAGAGGGAAATAAAGTATGGGTGTTTGGGGTCAAATCGCTGCTTCTGTCATTGGTGGTGCTTTAGGTAATAAAGCAGCTAAAGCAGATAGAAACGCACAAGACAGGTGGAATCAGCAACAATTAGCTAAGTGGAATATGTATTCGCCTTATTTAAGGGATGCACTCTCAGCTGGCAAAGGGTTTTACCAAGATAAAATAAACCAAGGTGCTTACCAAGGTGATTATTATGCTGGTATGAACCCATACGCAACGAATGCGTATAATTATCTAGGTGATCAAGGTCAAGCTCTCCGAGGGGATGCTAAAGGATTTATGGATGCTGGTGGATCATTTGGGAAGAATTACCAAAACCTTTACACTAAAGCTGGGCAAGATAACATTCAAAACGCAATCAACTACGCAACTAATAATGCCCAACCTCTTATTGATGCTGCCATGCGAGATGATGCGAGAACCTTAACCGAAAGTACTTTACCTCAAATTGGATTAGCTGGTACTGCAACTGGTAACGTAGATAACTCAAGAGGAATGATGGCAGAAGCCCTAGCTAAAAGAGGATACGGAGATAGATTAGCCGATACAACTGCCTCAATCCAAGATAGTTTAATTGGAAGGTCTCTCCAAGACCAACAAGCACAATTTGCTAATCAAATGAATGCTAACCAAGCACTCGGAAAGACCTATCAACAAGGCTTTGGGATGATCCCCACTCTTGCTGGAATGGGAACAACGGCTGGTGGAGCTTTTCAAGGTGAGTCTCAAGCTAAAATGGATGCCGACAAGGCTAAGTATTATCAAGACCAAGATTTCAATATGAATGCATTAAAGGATTATTTTGGTGGATTTGGATTAGGTGGAGTGTCTTCACAAGGTGGTCAAGCCAATATGTATAACCCAACCATGGGGGCTGCGATGGGTGCTATGGGTGGCTGGGGATTTGGAAAACAAAACCCTAATTGGTTAAGTAACTTTAGTAACATGATGCCTAGTTGGGGTGGTGGAGGAATGACTTATGCTTCTAATCCTTACTCAAGACCATTTAACCAAGGTGGCTATTACGATACAAACTATTTCCAACCCTACTAAATGATATGACATGGCTCAAAATAATATATTTGGGGTACTCTCCAATTACAACATTAATGACAACTTACCAGCCATCCTCGATGCTATACGCTGGAAAGAAACAGGTGGTGAAAAAAACCCACTAACAGCCATCGGATCGTCAGGGGAAATCGGAGCTTACCAATTAAATCCAAAGCATTTCCATGATTTTGGCTTTGATGTTCAAAAGAATATCACAAACAAACAAGCTCAAGGTTATTTCCAATCAAGAAAAATAGCGAGTGACCTTCTTGAAGGAATGAAGAAGTATCGAAACTATGATCTAGGTCAATTGTTAGCTGGTTATAACTGGGGGTCTGGAAAAGTTGATAAATGGATTAAGAGTGGTGGAAAGTTTGAAGACTTACCTAGTGGAACTCAAGATTACTTAACGAAAGTAGCTCAAAAACTACAAGAGGGATATGTCGATCCTCTTAGAGCATCAATGATGCCTCAACCAAAGCCTCAAACAATGTTGGCATCTTACAATGACCAAGGCATAAACCAAAATTACAATAATGATTTAGGACAAGTAGATATAATTTATAGAGGCGATGCTCAAATACAAAACAATCAAAACCCTTCTTTTTGGTCTCAACTAAATCCAATTCAATCAGCCCAAGCTGCACCATTAAATACAAATACAGGAACAAATAATATGAATATGTCAAATGCAGATTTAATTCAAGAACGTATGCTCCACGAAGCCGTAAGGGATGGAAGAACAACTGTAAGTCCAGATGGGTATATTATTACTGAAGCTGGTGAAGTCTCAGGTTTTGAATTCAATCCAACTTACTTTGGTAATAATCAACCTATATCTGTTAATAACAATGTAGATACTGGGATGCTAACTAGAGAGGCTTACTTTAATCAACCTAAAGCTGCATTAGATGCAATGAACCAAAATGCTACAGTTGCTGGTGGTGGTTATGTTAACCAAGCTATAGATACAAGGTTTGGTAGTAGCATTCCTAATCATTTATATCCTGATGAAGATTTTATAGATCGTAAACCATCGGATTTTATGTTTAGCCAAATTAGAAATTCTGACTTTGGGGGTGGAGCAGCCCAAGCAGCTACATTAGGCAACACTCAATCATCATCTCAACTTCCACCTAACCCAAACATGACAAGAAACAATACTGCCTTGTCTACTCCAAGTAATTCTATGATGATTTCCGATGGTGAGATGCTTATGAGAATGGCTGGTGCTGGTATGAGTAATCTAGGCAAAGGCTCTTCAGCAGCTTTAGGATCGGCTTTAGGTAAGTATGGTGAAATTAAAGATACGAATAGATTAACTGCATTAGAACTTGCAAAGGCACAAGCCGAAGCCGGTGTTGACGATGATACTTTAGCTCAAATAGGTCAAATTGATGAAACCATGTACGACATGAATAGAGCTTTAGGATACTTAAACAAATACAATCTTACTGGTTTCTTTACACAATATTTAGGCACAACAAAAGACAAGTTGTTTGGCGGTAAAGCTGGAAATACAAGACAAGCTGCTAGAAAACTTTTAGAGAAGTTAAGAGTTGATGACACTCTATTGAGAATTGCCCAAACAAAGGGTGCAATCTCTAACAAAGAAATGGATTTATTTTTAGCTCCATCTCCAAATATGGGTGATGCCGAAGGAGTTTGGATACAGTGGATACAAGACAGACAACAAGCTCTAAATAGAGTTAGAAATAGATTGTCTACTGGACAAACAGTATCTCAATCACAACAAGCAACATCCAGCCAAGTCAATCAATTTGGTAGTGGCTCTGGTGGTGGTGGCAGCCAATGGGCTGGTCAATGGAAGAAGGTTAGTCCATGATAATAGAATTTAGAGGTAGTCAATATGAAATACCTGATGGTTTAAGTGACGATCAAATTAATGGTATTGTAAATGAAATTGCCATTTCAGAAGGTATCTCAAATGAGAGGCAAGGTGCTTTAGGATACTCTGTAGACCAAGCTCAAAAGATGGCTGGTAAAGGTATTGAAGTAATAGGCGATCTTACTGGTTTTGAAGGTATGAAAGATTGGGGCAAGTCTATTGTTGCCCAACAAGACAAAGACATAGCTGAAGGTGGCTACGTTCCTTATCACAAAGGAAGTTTAAGAGATGCTTGGAACGAAGGTGGTGTTGGTAATGCCATGAGTTGGATTGGCGAAAAAACTGCCGAGAATGCTGCTTCAGCTGGTTTTGCTTTAGGTGGTGGAGTTGTTGCAGCTGGTACTGCTTTGGTTAGTGTTCCATTAGCAACTGTTGTTGGTTTAGGCACATTAGCTGGAAGTGCATTAATGGGTACTGGTGAAACTGCTTTATCTATGGAAGATAAAACTGGCGAATACGATAGTGCCATGGCAGCTGGTGCTGGTGCAATAATAGGTGTCTTAGATAAATTTGGTGCTGGTAAAGTTATACCAAAATCTCAACTGGCAAATATGTCAGCTCAACAAATTATTAATGCATTACAATCAGCTGGTAGAAACGATGCAGCCTCAGCCATTTTTCAATTCTTTACTCGTAATGCAAAGAAAGCTGGGTTTGAAGGTGGAACTGAAGGACTTCAACAAGGAACTTCAATTGCTGCAACGGCAGCTAGTGGTGGTGAATACACTGGTCAAGAAGTTGCTGATGAGCTTATCGATGCAGCTGCCGTTGGTACATCCATGGGTGGTGGAGTTGGTGTAGCTACAGATACTGCCTCTGGAGTTGTAAAGGGAACAAAGAAAGCTATTGGTGCTACAACTGATTTCTTTAATCCTGATGGAACTCCTGTTGATCCTGAGGCTGCCAGTGAATTAGCAACTAGACTAAAAGAGATTGCCGATAGAAATAACTACGACTTACAAGACTTAGATAAAACTTCTACTGAAGGTGCAAGAGAAACTGTCGATAAGGCTCATGTACAAATGGCTGAAGAAATTAAGCAACTTGTAAAAGACCTTAAAAACGAACTTCAAATAGATGCCACACAAAAAGATGAATTAGATACTGTTGTTAAAAAAGTATTGGCAATGGCTGGTGGTAGAGAGGCACGAAACAAAACTAAAAATACTGTAGGTGTCCAAGAGCTTGAGGCAATCGAGAACTTAGCTGGTGGTACTTTAGAAGGTCAAAAGATGTTGTCTCTTATGAGGCAAATGAATGAACTTACAAAGCTACATAACTCTGGTTACCAAGGTGGTGTTTCAAAATATACAGATTTATTGTCTCCACTAGGTTCAAACATTGGCTATGACAGGGGTGCTATTGCTACAGAAAAATTATTAAGACCTTTAGCAACTGGTGGTCTTGCTATGCAAACTGGTGGTGCATCTTTAATAGGTCAAACAGCACTATTTGGAGCTGGTCGATTAATTGATAGAATTACTGGTGCAAGAAGTAATGTACAAAACTTTATTGATGCTAATGTTGGTGGGCAAGGTATAACTCCAAGTGGAGTTTCTGTAAGACAACAAGCCATTGACGAAGAAAGAAGACAAAAAGACCAAGAAAGAAGAGAAGCTGCAAGAACAGCAAGAACAGAGGCTGCTCGTAGAAGATTAAATAGACAGCTTTATAATGATGGAGCTGATCCTCATCCAGATAGTCCTCAAGGAACATTAGAAAAAGCTACAGGACTAGACAGGCAAACTACTGAAGAAATTATTGAAGAGCTTTTACAAACAAGAGGTCTTAATTCTTATTTAAGAAAAGCTGCTAAAGATTACTTAAAATCCATTAAAGAAGGTGGTCAAGTTACAGGATTAACTGAGTTAATTCGTCATATTAACAATATTGTAAGCAAAAGAGATGACCTCAAAGCTAAAAGAAAGTTTGATCCTAAAGACCCTAACGATCCTAACAACCCAAATAATCCTAACCCTACAGGAACTAGACAGGGACAAGGTCAACAGCAATCCCCTGATCCACTAGAGGGTTTGACAGGTAATCAAAGAAGAGGGGCTAACGCAAATCTAAAATTCATTAACGACTTATTAACACAGCTTGAAGATGACTTTAGAAATGGTGTTCTCGATATTAAAAACCCAACCCATGTAGATGATGCAACAGCTATTGTTGAAGCCTTAGACAATTTAGCGACTAACTTAGGTAAAGACCCAATCAGTACTTCTCAAGCAATTTACACTAATGCACTAGCAAAACTTAATGATAAGCAGATGGCTGTTAAATATTTAGCTCCATACATGGATAGGATTGCTCAACAGCAAAATGCAAAAAATGAAGGTAGTAAAAGCATTGAATTAAGAGACCCAAAAGAACCACCAAAGAAAAGAAAGCTAGAAGAGATTGGTGACATCTTAGAAGAACAACAGCTGCAAAAGTATGGTCGAAAGCTAGACCCTGAAGTTCAAGCTGATTTTGATTTAATTGTTAAAGACTTAACAGCAGAGGCTGACTTTGAAGACAAACGAGACCCAAAAATAAGAGAGTGGTATAATAAAGACATAGCTGATGCTATGGAAGAAACAGCTAAGTATATGCCTGAGCTAACTGATCCTAATCTTTCAGCATTAGAATTAGCTAATAACAGAAAATTACTTCTACTACTGGTTGCCATAACTTCAATTGGCGATAAGCCTATTATGAACTGGAGACAAGGTGGTTCTCTTGCACTTAATTATTTTGAAGAAGTAAAAAGAGGCTCAAATATGCCTCAATTCATTGAAGAAAAACTTTTCGATGTACGCAAGAAAGGTAAGTTTCAATGGGAAAAGGTTAAAAATAAAGAAGGCAAGATTGTCAGAAGAAAGAAGCAAGAGTTAAGACCAGTCAACCCAGCTACAGGTAATAAGCTAGGTGGTAAAGCCAGATCAAAAGAACCAGCATTAAGATTATTACAGCACTTAATAGATACCAGAGGTTTAGCTGGTACTATGAGATTACTTCATTCTGAAATGACAGTAAAAGAAATCAATGCAATTAGAGCTGAAGTTACTAATCCATTAACTGGAAAACCACTTGGCAAGCAAGCTAAATTACAAGGTGGAATGTATGCAGTGTATCCAGCTGTCTATATGTTTGGTCAAAAAGTTGCACCATTCTATCACAATTTAAATGGTATAGATGACATTACTGTTGATCTTTGGGCATCTAGAAATATTGGAAGAATAACTGGTAATCTTAAGAACCCTAATTTTGGTAAAAAGGGTATGAAAGATGAGACACCACTTATTGATACACCGACACCAAAACAATTACCAACTTGGAAAAGAATTTATTTTGAAGTAGGTAAGAATTTAGGTTATAAAGGCATGACAGCACAGGCACTGTTGTGGAAATACGAACAAGAACTATATAATGATTTAGGAGGTACATTTGACCATGAGTATTTCAGCCAAGGGGCGAAACAATTCACTGAAAAGGACATCTCAGGATATGATAAGAGAAAAGGGCTTGTTGCTCCAAGGATTGTACGAAGCAGAAGCAAAAATAAAAGTAAAGGAAAGCCCACAAAAGCAATCGACATCGGAGATGGATCAGGGAGACCAGCAAGAATTGAACCAGCCATCCTTACTCAACCAAATATCTACACAGGGATTGCTAAACGACTAGAAGAGTTAATGCCGGATATGGCTAAGACTGATCCAGCCGAGTTGGTAAGAAAAGCATTAATAAAACAACCACTTGAAATAAGAGAAAAAGTAAAAGCAATAAATCTAGGTCTTAAAGACGGAAAGCCTATAAGTATAGATGATGTTAACAGACTAAGAGAGGCTATGGCAGTTACTTTTGGATATCTTTTAGCTAATAACAAGGGTGTTATGGGAGAGGCATATCCAAGTGAACAGATTTTTGATCAAGACTTAGGTGAATTTATAGAGAGTGGTGGTGATGTAAAACTTTTACCTTTTAGTGATCCAAAATGGGATGTATCACGAAAAGGAATGTCTAAAGAAGAGGCATTTGTAAAAGTATTTATACATGAAATCTTTCATACTCTAGAATTAAATACTGGGTTACGAAGTAAATGGAGAGGTAAATTTAGAAGTATGCTGGATAGCACTTCTGGTGTTGCTTCTATTGACAGGACTTTTGCTTCTGAGAAAAATTATGACACTAAAACTTTTGCCATAATTAATGAAATGCTTTCTGCTAGTATTGAATACAGACCACATAGATGGAGTGTCATCGCTAAAAATATTGAAGCCTTAGAGCTTGCAAGTAAAGGAAGGTTGTTCATCGATCCTCGGACAGGCGAGACTTTTGATTTTGGCTGGAGAGAATTTCAAGTTGATAGTGGTGAAACAATTTTTCTCCCACCAGAATATAGAACTAAAGATGGTCAGTTTTTACAGCAGCAAAATATGGATCGATTTTATAATATTGTTATGAATTTAAATTTACCTAGAGACCAAAGAAAAGACATAACTAATCGATATAATAAAACTTTAGAATTAATGAATTATCATCTTTTACCAGAAGAGTTACTAGCTGATAGCCTTGCTTTAATGGTTACTCAAAACATGGAAGGTAAAAATACCACCTTTAAAAATAACAGTCCAAAGCTCTATAAAGAGTTACAAAAAGTTATTGCAGATAGTGACTTTAGACATATGTTAGTCCTAAATTCTCTATTTGGAATTATTGGTGCTGCTGGTATTCAAGCCATGCTTCAATCGCTCTCAGGAGAGGATGAAGAGGGTATTTTAAATTTAGGTCAAGGAATACTGGCTGCATAATGAGCGAGGGAACACCAAAAAATGAGAAAACAGAGACAAAAATCCCCATCAAAAGTGGGGATGGGAACTCACCCTCAGAGGAGACCGAAGAACAATTATTTTTCGACTTTGATGAGTACCCCAGAAGGAAGGGAACTACGGAAGAAGTGGTCTCAAAATAAAAACCCTAACATCAAGAGAGGAAGACCGAATGGAGTGCCGGATGGTTTTACAAATGACAAAATCATACCCATCAGGGAAAAAGCAAAAGAAGAAGCGAGGAAAGTAGTAGAAATTATGGCTGAACAAATTGAAGATGATTATTCAAAAGAGGCATTAACAACTGCCGTTGAAATAATGCGAGTTCCACAAGATAGCCGAAGTAGAATTGCAGCTGCTCGATTAGTCTTGGATTTTACTAAATCTAAACCAGTAGCAAAATCAGAAATTGCTGTAGCTAAAGCTGAGGAGTTTTTAGCCAGCTTATTAGATAACGAAGAAGAGGAAGAGCAAAAAGATGATGGACAAGAGATTACTGAAAGTAAGGAAGAAACTTTATAGCGACTTTCCGTTTTACTCAAAAGCATCTCTTAAGATAAGAACTAAACTAGGTGAAATAACTAACCTAAAACTAAATCCAGCCCAGAAAATACTACAAAAGGCAGTCGATAAGCAACTTAAGACAGAGAAAAAGATAAGGATTATTATCTTAAAGGCTCGACAGCAAGGTCTCAGTACCTACGTTGGTGGTTACTTATATTTTAGTGTGAGCCAAAACCGAGCAAGAAAAGCTATGGTTATTACCCATCATGCTGATAGTACGAGAGCCTTATTTGACATGACTAAGAGGTTTCACGAGAATTGTCCTGATATCTTAAAGCCTAACACAAAATATTCTAGTAGAAGGGAACTTAGTTTTGATCAACTCAATTCTTCATTCGTGGTCTCTACGGCTGGTTCAGAAGCAGTGGGAAGAGGAGAAACTTTATCTCATGTTCATGCCTCAGAGTTGGCATTCTGGAATAAGTCAACGGCTAAAGAGAATTTCAATGGGTTGGTACAGGCAGTTCCAAACACTCCTAATACGGCTATCTTTATTGAAAGCACAGCCAATGGACTAACTGGCATCTTTTATGATCTTTGGAGAGGAGCTGTAGATGGAAGTAATGGATTTATTCCTGTTTTTATTCCTTGGTATACTGATCCTGAGTATCGAGTACCGATAACAACTAAGAAAAAGTTTGTTAGAACTCCTGAGGAAAGCGAGTTATCTAAAAAGTATAACTTAGATAATGAGCAGTTAAACTTTAGAAGGCAGAAGATTGCTCAAAACGGATTTGACTTGTTTAGGCAAGAGTATCCAAGTGAGCCGGATGAAGCATTCTTAACTACTGGTAGACCAGTGTTCAACCCAGATCAACTAACAAAACTAATAGATGAAACTAGGGATGTAGAGCAGAGGCTTGCCTTGGAAGCTGAAGAGTTTGTAGATAATCCACGAGGCGAATTAACTGTATATAGAAAACATGATGAAGGAGAACAATATGTCTTGGGGGCAGATATTGCTATGGGTATCCGAAACGGAGACTACTCCGTATGCCAAGTCCTCGACAGTAAAAAAAGACAGGTGGCAACTTGGAGAGGTCATGTACATCCAGACTATATGGCAGAAGTATTACTCGCTTTGGGTGAGTATTATAATATGGGTTACATCATTGTTGAGAACAACTCGCATGGTATCTTAACTTGTACTAGGTTAGGGAAAGACTTTAGTTATCCTAATTTTTATACTGAGATACAACATGATAAAATTACTGATAGGGAAACTGTTAAGTTAGGTTTCACTACAACAACAAAATCTAAGCCTCTTATTATTGATCAACTTAGAGCATCAATGAGGGAAGGCGAATTAGAGCTAAACGATAAAACGACAATCAGGGAAATGCTTTCCTATATCGTTACTGAGACAGGAGCAATGCAAGCTGAAGAAGGCTGCTTTGATGATTGTGTCATGTCGTTGGCTTTAGCAAATTATGTCCATGAAGGAGCTTGGACACCAGTGGAGAGTACAGATGAATATTACATTGAGGCGATTTAATGGCTGATAAAAAAGACTATAAGAAAATGGAAGACGATGACATTCTCAAAGCAGTTGAGATAAACATCAAATCAAGCATTGGTTACTATGACAGCCAACTTTCAAAAGAAAGAAAGAAAGTCACAGAATACTATAACGGAACTCTTCCGAGACCCAGCCATGACGGCAATAGTAGATACGTCAGCCAAGACGTTTGGGATAGTGTAGAGGCTTTAAAAGCAGCCCTGTTAGAGACTTTCTCAGCTGGCAATAAGATTATTAAGTTTGCCCCACAGAATGCTGACGATGTTAAGATGGCAGATGTATGCTCCGAATACACTGACTATGTGATGTTTAGGCAGAATGATTTGTTTGGAACAATGTCTACAGTTATCCATGACGGATTAACTTCAAGAGTTGGAATAGCAAAAGTATACTGGGATATAAGAGAAGACGTAGAGCCTCAGGAGTTTGAAAGTTTAACTCAAGATGAGCTGGATATGATCTTAGCTGAAGATGATGTTGAGCTTGGAGAGACTGAGACAGATGACCTTGGATTAGTGTCAGGTACAGTATTTAGAACCAGAGATGTATCACAGGTAGCTATTGAAGCAATTGCACCAGAAGAATTTATAATTGAGTCCCAAGCTAAAGACTTGGAAAGCTCAAACTTCTCAGCCCACAGGACAAGAAAGACACTGACTGATTTAAGGGCAATGGGATACCCAGAAGAAAAACTAAAGGATATCGGAAACTCTGAGGATATCGAGCTGGAGACTGATCCAGAAATATTAGCTAGGTTTGAAACGATTGGAGCTGACAGGGGTTTCAGTGCGTCTGGATATCAAGACCAGATTAGAAACATCATGTGCTACGAGTGTTACATCATGCTCGATGTTGAAGGCTCAGGAGAAGCTAGGCTGCATAAAGTCACTAAGGCTGGTAATGTAATACTAGACATTGAAGAAGTTGAGAGAAGACCATTCATAAGTTTTGCTCCACTTCCAATACCACACTCTTTTTATGGTTCTAACTTTGCAGAAAAAGTTATAGCTACACAAAATGCTAGAACGATATTAACTAGGTCAATCTTAGACCATGCTACAATCACTAACAACCCTCGTTATATGGTTGTTAAGGGTGGTCTCACGAACCCTAGAGAACTCATCGATAACAGAGTTGGTGGTCTCGTAAATGTGACCAGACCTGATGCTGTAGTTCCAATGCAACAGGCATCGTTAAATCCATTTATATTTCAAACATTACAACTTCTAGACGAAGACAAAGAGCAGTTTACTGGAACAAGTAAGTTATCTCAGGGTCTCAATAAAGATGCAGTATCTAAACAGAATTCAGCTGCAATGGTCGAACAGCTGGCTACAATGTCTCAGCAAAGACAAAAGATTATAGCAAGGAACTTTGCCAACCAGTTTATTAAACCTCTGTTCCATGAAGTATATCGATTATGTGTTGAGAACGAAGACTACAATAAGGTTGTCGAATTAGCTGGTGACTTTGTTGAAATTAATCCTAGCCAATGGGAAGACAAGAGAGATGTCACCATTGAGCTTAAGTTGGGTTACCAAGAACAAGAAAGAGAAAGCCAGAAGTATTTACAGCTTCACGCACTATTCTCCCAAGACCCAAATTTAAACCCAATGTATCAGATGCCAAATCGATACGCACTGATGAAACAGTCTTTAGAACATCAGGGTATTAAGAATGTAGAAGAGTACTTAACTCCACCTGAGAAACTACCTGAGCCTCAACCTGATCCAATGCAGCAATTACAAATGCAGACAGCTCAAAAGCAAATAGAGCTACAGGAAAGACAGGCACAGTTAGCAGAAATGAAAGCTCAAATGGATGGTCAATTCCAACAGATGAAACTAGAGCTTGAGA